TTAAATATTTACCAATTCCTGATTTTACATATACAACCGAAATTAACAAAGCACCTGCAATAGCAAATGTTTATGGAACACGATTAACAAATATAACTGACGAGTATTCAATTATTCAGCAATTATTACAAGCACATCATTCTATTGGGGATTTTTGTTGTGGTTATGGCAGAGTAGCCAAAATTGCTAAAGAAATGGGTAAAAACTTTGTTATGTCGGACTATAACCCAAAATGTATTGGGTACATTCAACAAGAGTACGATAAATGGTAAGCCAAGTTCGATTTACACAAGGAAGTGTTATGGATTTTCAGTTAAATGAATCCATAAATATTCTATACTCTGACCCACCTTGGGGAGATTCTTTCTTAAAATACTTTGCAACTGCTACCGAAAAAGCAACAGGTATTCGACCTGTGCAACCTACTTATCAAGAACTTTGCAATAAATTTTCCGAGTTAATTCAACGAGTTACGGATTATGTATTTATAGAAATGTCTGTAAAAGATACAGATTTAATGGTACAAGCCATAAAAAAACAGATGCCTTACATTGGTGTATATCCAATGCAATATGGCAATAATTTAAATGCTAATTTAATTGTTGGAAGTTATAAGCCCAATCTTATTGAAATATTTGAGTTAGAAAAATATAAGGGATTGCCATTTGTTAAATATGTGTTAGGTAAGGTTGCTCAACCGAATTGGACAGTATGCGACCCTTGTTGTGGTGCAGGTTACACAGCACGAGCAACTGTGCATCATGGTATGAATTTTATTGGTAATGAATTAAACCCTGCAAGATTAGCAAAAGCAAAAGGGTATTTTTAAATGGCTTTAAGAATCTATAGTAATCAAACAACATTTGACGCAGGTTTAGAACGTATGCGTTGGGTGTTTGATGAATTTCCTGAAGTAATTGCTTCGGTATCAGGTGGTAAAGATTCAACGTGCATTTTTTATTTGGCTTTACAGGTTGCAAGAGAAAAGAACCGATTGCCTTTGAAAGTAATGTTTCTTGACCAAGAGGCTGAGTGGGAATCAACCATAGATACAGTGCGTAAGATTATGGAACACCCTGATGTTGAGCCATTATGGTTACAAATACCCATTAAGTTATTTAATGCAACATCTTCTACTGACAATTGGTTAATGTGTTGGGACCCAAAAGAAGAACACAGGTGGATGCGACCAAGAGAACCTTATGCAATTACCGAGAATACATTTGGTACAGATAGGTTTAAAGAGTTATTTGATTGTTACCTTAAGACTATGTATAAGGGTAAAAAGGTTGCATATCTAGTAGGTATGCGTGGTGAAGAAAGTCCTAATCGTTTAACTGCATTAACAAATTCCCACACATATAAGGGTAGAACATGGGGTAAGCATTACAAACCTCGTGAACATTACGTTTTTTACCCTTTATACGATTGGTCGTACATGGATGTATGGAAAGCAATTCACAGTAACAAATGGGATTACAACCCATTATATGACCAACAATACCGTTATGGGTTACCTATACAAGATATGCGTGTAAGTAACGTGCATCATGAAACTGCAGTTAAATCTTTGTTTTACCTACAAGAAGTTGAGCCACAGACTTATCAAAAACTTACGCAACGTATAGAAGGTATTGATATGGCAGGTAAGATGGGTTTTGATGATTATTTCCCCAAAAAATTACCATTTATGTTTACGGATTGGAAAGAATACCGTGACCATTTATTAAAGTATTTGATACAAGAAGAATGGCAAGCATCATTTAAAAAACGCTTTGCAGATATGGACAACACTTATTCAGGAACAGGCGAAGAACAAAATCTATATAAAACACAAATTACTTCCATTTTGACCAACGATTGGGAGTTTGTAAAATTAGACAATTGGAATAGTCGTGGACCTGCAATTACTGCTAGAAAACTAAAAAGAGGAGTTGATGATGCTTACACAAGAGCAGTTAGAAATAATCAAAAGAAATAACCCTGTAGCAACTGTACAATGGATACCTTTAGAGAAAGTACACGCAAATGATTACAACCCTAATAGTGTTGCCACAAACGAGATGCGATTATTGCATACTTCCATATCTCATGATGGATACACTCAGCCTGTGGTAGTCATTTATGACAAAGAACAAGATTTATATATTATTGTAGATGGCTTTCATAGATATACAACCATGCGTCTTAACAAAGACATTTCGGAAAAGAACTTTAATCATTTGCCATGTGTCGTTTTAGATAAAGATATTAACGACAGAATGGCATCAACAATTCGTCATAATCGAGCAAGAGGTAAGCATTCGATTAATGGAATGTCTAATATGGTTTTTCAAATGTTGGAAAACGGTTGGAGTGATGAAGCCATTATTCAAGAAATTGGAGTTTCTGCAGATGAATTATTACGATTAAAGCACGTTACAGGATTTTCTAAACTCTTTGAAAACGTAGAATATCGTAAAGCATGGCAAACAAAAAAACAAATTCAAATGATTAAAGAATATGAAGACCAAAATCATGGATAACATTTACATTAGAAAAGGAAAATTATAAATATGTCAAAAGAAGTAACCTTGCCAATTTCTGCCATAAAACCCTATTGGCGAAATCCGAGAAATAACGACAATGCTATAGAAATTGTCAAACAATCCATACAACAATTTGGCTTTAATTCACGCATTGTTGTAGATGCAAACAATGTTATTATTGCTGGCCATACTCGTTATAAAGCATTACAACAATTAGGTTGGACAGAAATTCCCTGCTTAATCAAAGATGATTTAAATGTTAAACAAGCAAAGGCTTATCGTATAGCCGATAACAAGTCAGGGGAAGTAGCGATTTGGGATATGGAAAAATTAATGCAGGAGTTAAGAGAACTTCCTGATATGGATATGCAAACCTATTTTAAAGACTTAGATATTGATAGATTCTTACAATCTACGGCAGGGCAAGATATTAAACCAATTAGTCAAGATTTTATTGATAATATGTCAAATAATCTTAACCAAAAGTTTGAAACTGTTTCACAGAATACCCAAGAAGCGTATGTAGAAGTGATATGCCCTCATTGTGCAAGTTTCTTTAGTGTAGAACGTAACGCATTACTTAAAGAACATGAATTATCGCAATAAACATCTTCTTGAAGTATGCAGACATTTAGCCTGTGCAATTTGTGGCAAGCAAGATGGCACGGTAGTAGCATCACACTCTAATCAGCAACGAGACGGTAAAGGTATGGGAATTAAAGCCCACGATTACAGAATTGCAAGTTTATGCCATACTTGCCACATGGAAATCGACCAAGGAGTATTTATGGACAAACAAGATAGAATAAACGCTTGGGATGAAGCACATAGAAAAACTATCGGAATGTTATTTGAAAGTAACCATTTGGTTATAAAATCTTAACATTGAATATCGGAAATATAAAATGGTTGAAAGAAAACGACTAGATAAAAATGGAAATACCAAAGAAGCAGGACATGGTAAAGGTGGTGGCAGACCACCTCATGTAGTAACGGATAAGAGTAAAACAATTGTGCATACAATGGCATCATTAGGTTTTACACAAGAAGATATTGCTTTTAAATTAAAGATTAGTGTAGATACATTAGTAAAGTATTACCCTGAAGAAATAGAATCAGGAAGAATAGATGCCAATATGCAGATAGCAGGAAAACTGTATCAAAAGGCAAAGCAAGGAGATACAACCTGTATGCTCTTTTGGCTTAAAACTAGGGCAAGATGGAAAGAAAACCACGATAACGAAGATAAAAATGTTAATGTTACGATTCATGGTGGATTACCTGAATAATGGACATAGAAGTTATCTTACCAACCCTGCATTCAGGACAGGTAGATGTATTTAAAGCGAGAAAGCAATTAAATGTTATTAGATGTGGCAGACGTTGGGGAAAGACTAGACTATTAGAAACCATTGCATCTTCGTCAGCATTAGCAGGTAAATCAGTCGGAATCTTTGCACCTGAGTATCGACAGTTGGGTGAGCCCTATGACCATATTCTTAAATACATTGGCGATGCTATTAACTATAAAAACAAAATGGTTAAGATTCGAACCAAGACAGGTGGCACAATTGACTTTTGGCGATTAAACGATAATGAACTTGCAGGTCGAGGATACGAATACGATTACGTATTAATAGACGAAGGTTCATTTACTAAATCCCCACAAATGTTGGATATATGGCAGAAATCCATTAAGCCAACTATGTTGACAACAAGAGGTAAAGCGTGGGTATTTTCGACACCGAATGGATTAGACCCTGATAATTTCTTTTGGCGAATCTGCAACGACCCTGAAATGGGATTTACCGAGTTTTACGCACCTACTAGCACAAACCCTTATGTACCATTAGATGAGTTAGAGAAAGAACGTAAACTAAACCATCCCTTAGTTTTTCAACAAGAATACTTAGCAGAGTTTATTGATTGGTCAGGTATAGCGTTCTTTGCCATACCAAAACTATTAGAGAATGGAAATCCTGTTTCTTATCCATATCGTTGTGATGCAGTCTATTGCGTGTTAGATACGGCAGTTAAAGGAGGACAAGAGCATGATGGAACTGCAGTCATTTATATGGCTCTTATCTCTTACCCTAAACCTAAACTTATCATACTTGATTGGGATATAGTGCAAATAGATGGTGCTATGCTTGAATCGTGGATGCCCAGCGTGTTTTACAGAGCAGAACGATTAGCAGAACAATGTAATTCTAGGTCAGGGTTTACCCGTGCATTTGTAGAAGATATTAACTCAGGTAGTATCTTGCTTCAACAGGGCAAAAACAGAGGTTGGAACATGGAAGGCATACCTAATAATTTTACAAGTAAGGGTAAAGATGAACGTGCGATTAGCGTTTCAGGATATTTTCATCAAGAATTATGTAAAATTAGCGATGTCGCTTACAATAAAACTGTATCATTTAAAACGGCAACTCGTAATCATTTACTCTCACAAGTAGCACAGTTTCGTATTGGAGACCCTGATGCTCATAAACGTAGTGATGACTTGCTTGATGCTTTTGTGTATGCTATTGCATTAGGTGTTGGTAACAAATTTGCTTACTAGGATAAACAATGTCAAACGTAACCGTTAACGAAACAGGGATTACATCACCATTAATGCAAATCTTAGATGTCGACAATATTGAAGTCGGCACAGATGTTGGGTATGAGACCTGTAAACTGTTATGGCAATACCATCCTTTGGGTGGAAAATTAGTCGAAAAGCCTATAAGAATGGCTCTTGCTAAACCAAGAATTATTACTGTAGATGCTGAACCGAAAGAGGTTCTTGTCGAAGCATTTAATAAAGAATGGGAAAGAATCGGTGCAACCAATCATATTCGTGATGTTATGTATCTTGCAAGAGTTTATGGTGCAAGTGCAATTGTCTATGGGGACCCAAAAATCCCTACAAATGAATACATTGAACCGAGCAAATTATCTTCAATAGAAATCTATTTTAATCAATTAGATACGCTTAATTTAGCAGGTTCAGTCGTAAGTAATCAAAACCCTAATGCACCTGATTTTCAAAAGCCTAATGTATATATAACCGCTGCAGGGCAACCTTATCACCCTAGTCGTTCATGTGTGGTGTATAACAATACTCCAATCTATTTGCGTTATCAAGCGTCAGCGTTTGGTTATACAGGCAGAAGTATTTTCCAACGCAGTCTTTACCCATTAAAATCATTTATACAGAGTATGATTACAGATGATTTAGTAACTACTAAAGCAGGATTGCTTGTAGCAAAAGTTAAACCTGCAGGTAGTATTGTTAATCGCTTAATGCAACAATCAGCAGAAATTAAACGTACCTATTTGCAAAGAGGTAAAACAGGTAACGTATTGTCTATTGATATTGATGAAGATATTGCATCATTAGATTTAAATAATACAGATACAGGGCTAACTACTGCTAGAAACAATATTATTGCAAATATCGCGGCCTCAGCAGACGTGCCATCAATTCTCCTTAAAGATGAAGCATTTACGCAAGGATTTGGCGAAGGAACAGAAGATGCTAAAGCATTAGCACAGTATATTGAAGGTATTCGAGAAGATATGCACGGACTCTTTGAATACTTTGACCATATTGTGATGCACCGTGCATGGACTCCTGAGTTCTTTAAAGGGTTACAAAATCAGTATCCTGAAGAATTTTTAGGTAAAACTTATGAAGAATGTTTTTATGAATGGAAAGATTCATTTGAAGCAACATGGCCATCACTTGTTGAAGAACCTGATTCAGAGAAAGTTAAAGTAGATGAAATTAAACTCAAAGGATTAACTGAAATATTACGCACATTTTTACCTATTGCAGACCCTGAAAACAAAGCACGTTTGGTAGAATGGGCAATAGATAATCTTAACGAAATGCAAGATATGTTTAAATCTA